GAAGATAAACAAATGGTAGGCGGTATCCGATGATTGCATTTTTATATGGCTTATTAGTAGGCACATTGGTTGGATATATTCTTGGATATATAACGGAAAGATTAAACAAATGATTATTGGGTTAAGCGGTAAGGCTCGCGCTGGCAAGGATACTGTTGCGGCAATTCTTGTTGAAGATTATGGATTTACTAAATTGGCATTTGCTGATGTAATTAAAGCCGCCGTTTATACATTAGACCCAATTATTTCTTTATCAGGATTACGTTTACAACATCTTGTTGATTCAAATGGTTGGGAAGCGGCAAAAGAATTTCCTGAAGTGCGCCGATTGCTTCAAGTATTTGGTAGCGAAGTTGGGCGCGACATGATTGACCCGCAGATATGGATTGAAATTACAATGCACGGAATTAAAGCAAGTGCCAATGTTGTAATTAGTGATGTAAGGTTTAAGAACGAAGCCGAAGAAATCAAATATCAAGGTGGTCAGGTTTGGCGCATTACTCGCGCAATTAACGATACAATTGATTTTCACCGAAGCGAAACTGAATTAGATTCATGGAATTTTGACCAATATGTGCCTAACAATGGAACGCTTGAAGATTTGCGTGAAGAAGTAAGGCAAGTTATATGGAAGAACCAAAAATAAACCGATGCCGAATTTGCGGCACATGGGTCTTAAAAGTAGATATTTGCGGGTATTGCGATAAACTAGATACCCAACAACCGAGAAAGGGGCGAGCAATGCTCAATCTAATCAAAGGGGCGAAACGATGATGGCGCGAGAGAAAAGAGTGATTGGGGCGCGCTGAAGTTTATTTCCCGTTTTCTAGCAGTAGCCGTTTTAGCGGTAGGAATCGGGGTCGCATCACCTGCGGCGGCGCAATCACCAAAATTTGTTGAAATCGCAAGAACACCAATGGCGGCTATGAAACACGCCAAAAGCCAATTGCCATATTGGGGCTGGTCTAGCAATCAATGGGGTTGCCTAAAGCAGTTATGGCTCAATGAATCTAATTGGCGGCCTAATGCCCTAAATAAGACCCCTGTACGGGTTTTAAAGGGCGGTAAATGGGTTAAGGTATATGCAGGTGGGATTCCGCAAATACTAGGCTTAAATCCGCGTATAGCCGTTTCTAAACAGATTCAGGCGGGCCTTGTTTATATCAAAAGTCGTTACGGTTCGCCTTGCGGGGCTTTGCGTTGGTGGAATCGCCATTATTGGTATTAAAAAATGTGATGCAAAACACACCCATAAAAAGGGTCGGTAATTGTATTTTTGTAAGGTATGCATTAATTTGGGGTTGTGGAAATAAACGGTTTCCCAAACGAAAGGAAGAAAATGACCACTTATTATTCAACAACCGAAACAGCAAAATTAGTTCGTAAAGTATTGAAAGCAAAATTTCCAACAACTAAGTTTTCTGTTCGTTCTAGTATCTATGCTGGCGGTTCATCAATTAGCGTTACATGGACTGACGGTCCATCAAAAAAAGAAATTGATAGCGTTGTTAAGTTTTATGAAGGCGCAGAATTTGATGGCATGATTGATATGAAATCTTATGTAAGTCAGATAATGATTTTGGAAGGCGAAAGTTTCCCAACCGAAGTTAGATTTGGTGCGGATTTTGTTTTTACTTATCGTGAGATGTCTGCGGAATTCAAAGCATCATTGATTAAAAAGTTTGAGCAGATTGCAGGAACTAAATATGATGATAATACAATGTATCCAACGATAGAATTCGGTTACTACCAAATGCCGCAAATGTACGGTTGCCAAATAATTAATTATATGTTTCACGATGAAAAGGTAGGTGCATAATGAAAACCATTTACGCAACGGAGTTAGGCAAACCTGCAAAGGTTTCTGCAAATAAAAAATATCGTGCTTACAAAACACCTTACGGTTACGAAGTTTATTCAGTTAGCCGTGAAATGATTTTTACAGAAACCGATATTAAATATGGCCGTAAGTTAGAAGCAATCCACGTTTTCAACATTTCAGATTTAGAAAATCTTGAATGGGGTATTGAAACTCACAACGCACAAATGCGCGCCGAATTAAAAGAAGAATTTGGGGTGTAATATGTACAAAATTGATAATAAAGTTGTACATGACCTAAATAACTTTGCTTGCGCCAAATGCGGTTTGCGCGCTACTTGGTTTGTACGCTATGGTTTTATTACAATATATTGCAATGCTTGCAATCACATGGAAAAGGCGCAAAAGATTGAAACATATATTCCAAATCCTGATGCGCCCTGGAGAAAATAAATTTGTTATAGGCCGTTTACCTATAACACGCTAGGCTAAACCTTTCTCCTAGCGCGCAGACCCGTTGTAAGGTTTTTACTTTCGTTTGTACCTTACAGCGGGTTTTGCATTGCTTACAGGTATCATTGGCCAATGACCACGATTGTAGGAATCCAATTAGCAGACCGCGCTGTAATCTATGCCGATAATCAAGTAAGTTCAGGCAATCGTAAATACAATCATAAAGCGATGGCAAAGATTACAAAACGCGGTGATTGGTTTATTGCGGGCGCGGGCGAAGTAGCGCCATTAGACATTGCGCATCATATTTGGAATCCGCCATCACCTAACGCTAAAGATATTAAAAACCTTTATCACTTTGTAATTGCAAAAGTAATGCCTAGTTTGCGCGAATGTATGAAAGATAACGGATACGACTTTAACGCGGCAACCGAAGATGAATATAGATTTAGATTATTAATTGCAACACAAGGCGAAATATTTGAGATTGATGATGATTTATCAGTTTGCCTACGCAATGACGGATTGTATGGAATTGGCTCAGGGCATGAATTTGCATTAGGCGCACTTCATGCAGGGGCTACACCAATTGAAGCGTTAGAAATTTCTGCAAAGTTAGATTTGTTTACAGGCAAACCATTTATTAAACGCGAAAGCAAAAAACCTATATCCACATGAAACAAGAAGTTGTGGATATAGTTCTTCAAAGGGCAGGTTATTATTGTGAAGCGTGTGGACACAATGGGGATAACTTTGCACTACATCATCGCAAGTTGCGTTCACAAGGCGGGTTAGATGAACCTTGCAATCTAATTGCCGTTCATCATGCTTGCCACAATCTAGGAACAAACTCAATTCATTTAAAGCCCGCTAAAGCAAAACAATTAGGGCAGATTGTGCCAAGTTGGTGCGAACCTGAAGAATATCCCTTACACTTACCTGATGGCCGTAAGGTACTATTGGATAACGAAGGCAACTATTTAGAGATAGAAGGCGATGATGGCACAGATAGAAATTACTGGTAATGCTGGTTCTGATGTTGAACTTAAATTTATTAAAGGCGCTAAAGGCGATTTTGCCGTAGCAAACTTTTCACTTGCAGAAACACCACGCGAATATAAAAACGGCGAATGGGTGCAAGGCGAAACTGTTTGGTGGAAGATAAGCGCAACAGGTGAACTTGCAGAAGCCTGTACAGATTTTGTTGTAAAAGGTACAAAAGTTTTTGTACGCGGTGAACTAAAAGCATTTGAATACACCAATAAAGCGGGCGAATTAAAATCAGGTTTTGAAGTGCGCGCTAAGTTAGTTTCAGTTGTAGCACATACAAAGAAAGCACCCGTAGCGAAGAAGGAAGAAGAATCATCATGGCCGTTCTAGAAGAACTTTGGGATAGCGTAAAGGTTTGTGAATATCTAAGCATCAAGCCAAATAACTTACATCAATTGAATTATCGTAAACAATTGGTATATGTAAAGAAAGAAAAGAAAAAGGCTTACTACAACGCAGATGATGTAATCAATCTAAAGGCAAAGCGTGATGCAAAAAACAATAAAATATCAGTTGAATGAAAGTTATGCCGAAGGTTTTAATGATGCGCGTGAAGAAATAATCAAACATCTTACAACTACATATAACACTATGAATATGCCAATGTATTTTTTATGGACACGCGATATTTTAGTTAAAAGTATTGAAGGTATGAATAATTGAAATGCGCATTATGCCGCCGAAATACTGAACGCTCACTTTGTAACAATTGCTGGAATTATGCAGTTGATAAATTACAAGTGTTTCCGCAAAAGTATCAGGAACTTGAAAAGGAACTATTGCCTAGTCGCGGCAAAACATCAGAACGCGTTGGTGGTTCTAAAGAAGCACCGCTACCTGTAAGGCTTGAAGTTTTACATTTGCGTTCAGGTGGCATTAGTAAACCTTTGATGCAACACGAACATAATGTAAGAATTGAACAGCGCCATACAAGAATTACATTTCGCGGGCAAGAATTAAATCGCATTACAGTTACTTGCCAATACCTTACCGCACAAGCGCAATGGATATTTGATAACTATGGTGATGCAGATGTATTGGCTAAAGAAATTAACGACATCTACAAACGCATCAATGTTGCATTGGGATTTAGAAGTGAACTAATGACCATTGGCACTTGCCCTACGGTGTTAGATGATGGGCAAACTTGCGGCGCAAAACTTCAGGTTAATCCATCAACTCTTACATCATTTGGCGATATTAAATGTAAAGTTTGCGGCACATCATGGGAATCAAACAAATGGCGATTGCTAGGAAGGGTTTTAGAAAATGCTGACGATTGAAGAAGCCGCTAAGTTCTATCGCGTTTCCTTACAAACTATTTACCGATGGATTCGTGAAGATGAAATCAAAGTTAAATACGAATTAGGTTATAGATTTGTTAATGTAGATGATTTGCAAAACGCCTATGATAAAAGGCACGAAAAGCGTTGAAGCATGATAAAATTCTTAATAAGTTGGAATATGTCTATTTATAGGGGGCAGAACAGGAAACTAACGTGCAAATCATAGCGGCGGAAATTACGCTAGAAGATATTGATGAAGCACTTGGACACCTGCGCCTAAAACTTCAAGACCGATACGGCAATAGACTTACATATAACCAACGCCAATTCTATTTAGAACAAGTTAATGACTTACTTGATGCAAGAAATGAATTGAGCAAAGAAGGCAACTAAATGGCTTACTCAGAAAAAGATAGGGCAGATGCCTTACTTGCGCTTGAAGTAAATGAAGGCAATGTAAATAAGACGGCAACTGAATTAGGCATACCTGAAGCAACCTTACGGAATTGGGTCGCAAAAACTTACGAATCTGAAGGCACTTCACTTACTGAAGCGGTTAATGAACGCGTAGTAACAGAACGTGAAGCGTTGATTGAACGCTTAAAAATTTTGCGCAATTCAACTGCTGAACAATATGAAGCCACTATTGCCGATTTAAAGCCACGCGAATCTGCGGCGGCGCTAATAGATTTTACTAAACTGATTGAACTACTAGAAGGCAACGCTACCCAACGTGTTGAATCAGTATGGAATGGCGAAACGGTAGGGGAAGCAATTGAGCGATACAAACAAGAGTTTGAATCCCGACTTGGTAGCCCTGCGGTATTGGAAGTGGCATCTACCCGACAAGGGGATAGCGAGAGCGAACCAATTACCACCACAGGGGAATTGGCATAACTGGCTTGTAATGGCAGGTCGCGGGTTTGGTAAAACTCGCTTAGGCGCTGAATGGTTGGCCGCAAAAGCCATATTAAACGATGGCGTGAGATGCGCAATCATTGCCCGTACATTTCAAGATACACGACAAGTTTGTATTGAAGGTGTATCGGGAATCCTAAGTATCCTTAATGAGTACGATGCAGTTAAGGAATGGAACAAATCAAACGGAATCATTACCTTACACAATGGTTCAATCATTCAAACATTTTCGGCAGATACGCCTGATTCATTGCGTGGCCCGCAATTTCATTACGCTTGGTGCGATGAGTTAGCGGCATGGGCAAATGAAGATACCTGGAATCAATTGCAGTTTGGCTTACGTTTAGGCGAACACCCGCAAACAGTTATCACAACTACACCGCGACCAACTAAGTTAATTAAAACGCTAATCAAACGCGATACAACAACGGTTACACGCGGCTCAACATTTGATAATGCGGCTAACCTTTCGCAAACTGCGCTACTTGAATTACAGAATAAATACGCAGGAACACGATTAGGCCAACAGGAATTGTATGGCGCTGTTCTTGATGATAACCCTGGCGCACTATGGAACAGGGCGCTAATAGACACGCACCGCGTTACTATGGATAACTTACCGCCATTTAGCCGCGTAGTAGTCGGTGTAGACCCTGCGGTAACAAGTGGCGATGATTCAGACTTAACAGGAATCGTAACGGCTGGAATGAGCGCTGACGGCCATTATTACATACTTTCTGACGATACATTAAAAGCAAGCCCGAAAGAATGGGCGCAAAGAGCAATTAATGCTTACAGATTACATAACGCTGATAGAATCGTAGCCGAAGTAAATAACGGTGGCGATTTAGTTATTAATCTATTTCAACAAGTTGATTCAACCGTTGCAACTCGTAAGGTAACTGCAACGCGTGGAAAGCAATTACGCGCTGAACCAATTGCCGCACTTTATGAACAAGGCAAAGTACATCATGTCGGTTACTTCACCGAACTAGAAGATGAAATGTGCGAATGGGAACAAGGCGCTAATATGAAATCGCCTGACCGATTAGATGCAATGGTTTGGGCGCTAACTGAACTTTCACAAAATTCTGCAACACTAAACTTTTTGAACGCGCTCGCCGTGTTCTGCCCTAATTGTAAAATGCCCGCACCAAAATCTGCTCGTTTCTGCCCTAAATGCAATACGCCTATTGGAGAATCTAAATGACCGCGCAAAGCATACGTCAAACACCTGACCCGCTTAACCCAACGTTAAGACAATATCAGGAATGGAATATTGGATTTTCATATTGCAATAATCAAGATGTAACTGACCCGATTTCATTAGTAGGCTTTACACCTATTTTGCAGTTTCGCACAAGCGCGCTTGCAAAGACAACAGTTCTTTCATTAACTGAAGGCAACGGATTAACATTTAATCCAACTACTTGCCCGCAAGTTCAAGTATCTGCACCAATCAATTGCGACCCTGGCAAGTATGAATGGGATTTGCGTATGGATAATGAAGATGGTTCAATCTACTTAGGCGAAGGCATCGTTATAGTTGAAGCGAATGTGAGCCGTTAATGTCTGAAGATATTGTTGTATCGCCAATAATCCCCGACATCATTATTAGCGCGGCAGGTTTGCGCGGTATTCAAGGTGTTCAAGGAACAACAGGTTCGCAAGGAACAACTGGTTCACAAGGCGCGATTGGCACACAAGGCGCAGTAGGAACACAAGGAACTGTTGGCGCGCAAGGAATTCAGGGCGCACAAGGAACAACAGGAATTCAAGGTGCTATTGGCGCGCAAGGAACTATCGGTGCAACAGGTGCGCAAGGTGTTCAAGGATTGCAAGGCATTACTGGCTTGCAAGGAATTACAGGAACGCAAGGTGCAACAGGATTACAAGGCTTAACTGGAACGCAGGGAACAACTGGAACAACAGGTGCGCAGGGAACAACAGGCGCGCAAGGTGTTGCAGGTATTCAAGGCGCAGATGGCACACAAGGCTTAGTTGGAATACAAGGTGCGATTGGTGCGCAAGGCGTACAAGGAACTGAAGGTTCACAAGGATTAACTGGAACGCAAGGCGCAGTTGGAACGCAAGGAACACAAGGCGTTCAAGGTGAAATTGGAACGCAAGGTATTACTGGTATTGGCGCGCAAGGTGCAATCGGTTCACAAGGCGTACAAGGTTTAATTGGTTTACAAGGTGTTCAAGGTTCTGTTGGTGCAGGTGGTTCGCTTGCATTTTATGGTTCTTTTTACGATACAACTAATCAATCACCTGCGGCAATCAATACTGCATACCCAATCACAATCAACACAACCGCAGAATCATTTGGCGTAAGTATTGACCCAACAATTACATCACGCATTAAAGTTGCAAGCGGTGGAACTTACAATATTCAATTCTCAATGCAGATTACATCAACATCTTCATCTGCTAAAAACATGGATATTTGGATTCGCCGAAATGGCACAAATGTTGCATGGACAAATACCAACATTACAATCGTTGGTAATGCATCTGCTTATGTTCCTGCTTGGAACTGGGTAATGACTTTAAATGCTAACGATTACATTGAAATTGTTTACGCAACTGATGGTTTGAATTTAGAAATCAATT